TGTCATAATGATAGCTATGAAGCAAAGTGATTTTTTCCTTTTTCCACATCAAATAACCAAGATAGATAAAAACAAGTGCTAATACACCTATTCCAATCGCAACACCCATCGTTTCTGTCATAACAATCCCCTCCAAATCCCGATTTGTTGGTTTATATTAAATAAAATCCTCAAGATTGCGTTGAAAAATATGCTCCACATCATAGGAGGAATATTTGTTCCAATCTTCTCCCAGCAACTCATATAGATTGATCAATCCAAGCAATGCTTCTGGACTTTCCGCATAGAATTGTTTATCATCTTTTACTGCAACCCATTGTGTCCAATCAGAATCCTCATAGCATTCAAACAATACGATATATTGTTTTATCTGTTCTATAATATATAAGGCAGGACCTGATGTATTTCCAGCAGTTCCCAATCCCATACCCATAACAGTACCTCCTCTACAAAAAAAGAGCATCAAAATTGAAAGTCCATATACAGTGACCGCCTTGATGCGCTTTGTTCAACAAAAAAATCGAAATTGATGCAAACGAAATGGCAGTTATCAAAGAGTTCAAGGCGGCTTTTTCGTTTGCACCGTCTTCGATTCTTTCCTTAATGATTTATCGGTTTATGTTAAAGGAAATTATACCATACCCAATACCGAAAAGCAATATGTACTTTGCCCCGTTTCCCGCCGCGCTGAAAAGTTTTACATCAGTAACTCAAAAAAGCACTTGACAAAACGCTTCATGATATACCATGCAGTAATCAGCTCCGTATCCGGCGTAATAAAGTCCTCGCACATACTGTACGGATAACCGCCCATTTCCTCAGCGTCCGGATTCGTCATCAAGGTGTAGGTAACATGTGGAATACCAAGCCGCCCGCAGATGCGTCCAGCCAATACCTCATTATACGGGTTCTGGCATCGTTTCATTTCCCCCTTCCAAAACCAATTTTCTGGTTCTTGTACATTTTATTCCCGCTCTTCATTCCACAGCCACCGCTGCGGACAACAATTACACTTCCATTATAGCGGATAAACCCCATCCGTTCAATCATTTGTTACCGCCCTGACACATCCCTCAACTATCCAACCTAAATTGGAATACTTGAAGCTACACACAGCGTCCCCCACCCCTCGTATGTCAAGCTAATGTTGAGTAATTTTTTGTCCTGAAATTACTCAACATCGCATAAATTCACAGGGATAATGGTATACCAGTGTCAAGCCAACCAAACTTATGTTAAGTTAATGCCGATTTCCCCAAACTTCCACTCAATCTCTACCCGCTTCTCCCGATAAACTGTCACTCTCTCAATAAAAACGTCCACCACTTCCTGGGTCAACTGCTTCATCCCCATAAACCGTATAATCTGCTTCATATCCATCTTCGGAGATTGGTATTCTTCCTCGATTCGGTCATATTCTTCCCCAATCTCCTTCATTTTACATGACAGTTCCCGTATTTGTAATTCTTTCTTGTCCGATTCTTTTTGATACTCAGCCACCCCAAGCTCCCCTAACGCATAGCACTCATAAAGGGCAGCTTTTTCTTTTTGCAGCTTACAGCACTCCTCTTTGCATACCCTTTTTTCCTCTCCCAATCTACGCAATTCCTCCTTTTGAAACTTTTCCAGGCTTTCCCTCTGCCTTATGAGTTCCCCTTGGCGCATCAATTCCCGGTACATCTCATTCAGCACAATTTCTTCCAAAACAGTCGCATTAAAGTAAGTGCAACATTCTGGTATCTGCAGTAGGGAATGTTTCCGGCACCAGAAATGCCTGGGTATTTTCCCGTTTCTCTGTGGTTTATAGCTTATTGCGTACCCGCATCCTCCGCAATAGATTTTCCCAACCAATGGATGCTTTTCACGCTTTCTTTTCGTTGACTGCCCCGGACGGAATATAGATACGCGTTCAAATACCTCCGGTGTGATCAATGCCTCATGGTGGTTCGGGTGAACTTTCCAATCTTCCCGCGGCATCAAAACCCCCGTCTTACTCCCCACGAACTTGCGCACAGTTTTTCCATAGGCCATCTCTCCAAGATAAAAACGGTTATTGAGGATATTCCTCACCATCTCATGATTCCAGGAACAGTGTTCTTTTGCTGCTTTTCGCTGCGGATGACGCATCTGACTGGAGGTCGGAACCTGTTCCTCATGGAGCTTCTTTGCAATCTGCGTACTGCTCATCCCTTCCTCTGCCATGGCAAAAATACGCCGGACAATCTCTGCCTCGCTTTCCTTTACAACCACCATATGTTTCTTTGTTTTGCTCTTTTCATACCCAAATGGAACCTGCCCGAAAACATACTCCCCATTTTCACATTTGCTCTCGAAGGCAGATTTGACTTTTCCGGATATATCCTTACTGTACAAATCATAAAGCAAGGTTCGAAATGCCGTGTCGATCTCAATCGTGCTGCCCCCATGCTCCCTGCTGTCGTAATGATCATTCACCGCGATAAAACGAACCCCCATAAACGGGAAAATCTGATTCAGGTAAGTTCCCAATTCAATATAATCTCTGGAAAAACGTGACAGATCCTTTACAAGAATACAGCTAATCTTTCCCTGTTTTACTTCCTTTAATAGTTCCTGCATCCCCGGTCGCTCCATGTTGGTGCCTGAAAAACCATCGTCACAGAACTCTACTGTTTCCTGCCCTGCCAGTTCCGCTTCCTTACTTATGTATTCCTTAAGCATTCTCCTCTGGCTTGAAATGCTGTTGCTTTCATCCCGTTGGTTCCTGTTCTCCACATTGGTAGCACCGTCTTCAATGGACAATCTCAGGTATATGGCATTTTTCTGCTTTCCCCTCATTCTTCCACCATCTTTTCCATCCGGATATCTGCATAGGTAAACAACACTTCTACTCGTTTAGCAGGATAAACATAAATTTTTTCAATCAGTGTTTCGATCAATTCTTTCGTAAGCACCGTTCCTTTTTTTAATTTGTTCAGGGCACGGATTGCCCTCAGGTATACTTCCCCGTTTCGTACAATGTCTTTTTCTCTCTGCAATAGCTGCTGCTCCTGCTTATCCAATTCCTGCTTTTTACCTTCTTTTTGCATTTTGTAAGCAACATAATCCTTTTGTGAAAGGTTTCCCATACGGTATTCCTCATATTTACTGCTTTCCTCGCTATCCAATCTTTCTTTCATCCTCCTGACCGATAAAAGCTTTTGTTGCAGCTTCTTCTTATTCTGTTGGATGAACAGCTTCCCTTTTTCCAGATATATTTTTTGCCTTTTCAATGATGCTGCCAGTTCTGTTTTAAAAAGCACAGAAAGAATATCAGCTAGTTCTCTCTTTGAAATGCGGTTGGAAGAAGGACAGCATTCTACCCTGCTTGCACCCCCGTTGAGGCAAAAATATCCATCCATTCTTTTTTTACTTCCATCCATATACTTCTTTACATAACTATTTCTTGTCATCTTCCGCCCACATACGCCGCAAAACAAAACCTTGTCAAAAATATTCTCCTCAATTGGAACCCCAAAGGTAGGATGTGAATGGCTTTCTACACGTTCCTGCAGCCTCTGCCGCACCTGCACCACCTGCTTATAAGTTTCCTCATCCACCAATGCTTCATGGGTATGTTCCTTTACGACCCATTCGTTCTCCCCTTTACGAATTCGGTTCTTTTCATCTTTTGCCGTAATACTGGTCTTTCCCTGCACCAAGGTTCCCCTATAAGTTTCACTCTTTAAAATACGTTCTACGGCACTTTTTTCCCATCCTTTATAAACCACATCAGGCGGACAGTAGACCTCCCCATTTTTTTTATAAACGGCCGGTGGATTCAGCCTTCTATGGTTCAGTTCATTCACCACTGCGGCATAACTTTCTGTTTCAATGAATTTATGGTAAATATGGCGGACAATCCCCGCCGTATTTTCATCTGGAATAAGGTGGCGCATTTTCCCTTCCCATACGGACACATAACCATAAGGCGGCGGTCCCCCCACATAAGAGCCTTCCTGCCTGCGCTGTGCCAAGGACGTGCGTGCTTTTATTGAGATATCCTTCGCGTACATATCATTCACAAGGTTCTTGATTTCGGATGCCATCTGCTTTGTATCATTCCCGTCCGCCCCGGTGTCATACCCATCCACTACCGCCACAAAACGAACACCCAAAAACGGAAATATTTTCTCAATGTAATTCCCGGCTTCCAGGTAGTTCCGCCCGAAGCGCGACAGGTCTTTGACAATCACACAGTTAATCTCCCCCAGCCTCACATCCTGCATCAGACGCATAAATGCGTCCCGGTTAAAATTGCTCCCTGTTTTCCCAAGGTCAGTATAGCATTCGATTACTTCTATTTTATCTGGATGGTTCTGGTTCCAATCCGCCACAAATTTCTTTGCAATCTCCACCTGGGTTTCCACCGACTCATTCTTTTTTTCATCCTGATCGGATGAGAGCCGTGCATAAATACCTGCCTTGTAGCATCTGACCTTTTCCAGTCGTTGGTGGCCAGATGATATCTGCAACTCTGTTTTCCCATGGATTCGTTTCGATGTTCTTCCCATATTTATGCACCCCTTCCTTCCTCATTTTCCTGCCTGCCGCTTTCGGTATAGTCCTGCATAATCTGGTATTCATCCTGAAAATAAAAGTCAATCCTAATTCTTTTCTTCTCATATACATGGATGCGTTTCACCAAGCTGACTAGAGTATGTCGGTCTACCTTCCCAAGTTTCAGCGTATCCCTAAACTCTGTAAGCCTCCCCGCACAGCTTACCCCGGACTGAAACATCTTTCGGATCAGTTCCTCCTGCATTTCCTGTGCCTGCCCTAACCGCTCTGCTTTGCGCCAAAATTCCCCGTAAAGACGTTCAAACTCCTCTTTGGTGACAATTCCCTGCTGCAAATCCTCGTGCAGGCTTTTGCAAAGTTTCAGGTATTTATCCCGTTCACCCCTCAGCCGCGTCATTTCCCTCTGACATCCGATTACAGCCTCCAGGTTCGCCTCCTGCCCCCTTGCTTTCTGAAAAAGTTTTTCCTGCTGTAAAAGGGCGTTGACATAACTACACACTGCTGTTTCTACAAGCTCTGCCAGCCTGCTTTCTTCTATGCTGTGGCGACTACATCCTTCCCCCCTGTTTTTTGTGGAACAGATATAGTATATTTTGCAGGAATCCCTGTAACGGCTTGTGCGGCGCACCATCTGTTCCCCACAGTCACCGCAGAACAAAAGCCCCATAAACGGACTAACTTCACCTTTTTCCGGGCTGATACGTCCGTCTGCCCGAAGCAAGTTCTGTACGATTTCAAAATCACTGGTCGAAATAATTGGCTCGTGGGTATTCTCTACCCGAATCCATTCCTCTTTTGGTTTTTCCACATTCTTCTTTATTTTATAATTGATCTTCTCGGTTTTTCCCTGCAGAAGATGCCCAACATAAACTTCATTCGTCAGTATCCGCTTCACGGCGGAGCTGCTCCATTTTGCCTCACCTCCCCCGGAAAATCCCCCACGGTAATTCAGCCCAAGAGATTTCTTATACTCCCTTGGTGAGAGGACGTGCAGGGCATTCAGTTTTTCTGCTATAGCTGCCATCGCCATCCCGGAAATCTTCCACTCAAAAATCCTGCGGACAATTTCAGCCGCATAGTCATCAATAGTCAGCCTGTTTTTATCCTCCGCACTCTTGCGATATCCGTACACGGCAAATGCAGCAAGATACTCCCCTGCCTTACGCTTGACTGCCAACTGACTTTTTACTTTCATCGAGATATCCCTGCAATAAGAATCATTGATAAAGTTTTTTACCGGAAGGACAATCCCACTCTCTCCTACATCTGCACACAGGCTGTCAAAATGGTCGGTAAGCGCAATAAAGCGCACGCCAAGAGCCGGGAAGATTCTCTGGATATACCTCCCGGACTCAATATAGTCACGTCCAAAACGGGACAGGTCTTTTACAATAATGCAGTTTACTCTGCCCGCTTCTACGTCATCCATCATTCTTTTAAATTCTGGCCGTTCGAAATTGCTGCCTGAAAATCCATCGTCCACATAGATATCGTATAACTCGATATCCGGCTGTCTTTGGATATAGGCTCTGATTAACTCCCTCTGGCTTGTGATGCTGTTGCTCTCGGACTTTACGCCCGTTATGCCCGCAGTATTACCCCTCTTAGCGACATTTTCTCCTTTCGTGATACTGCTACCTTTGGTCGCATTATCATCCCTTGAAAGGCGGAGATACATCGCTGCCAGAAAGTGTTTCTGATTTTTAAGATTTTCTTTCATGTTATCACTCCTGTTTTCGTTATTCCGTTATGGTCAACCGAAAATCAGGAGTTCCATTGATTCGTCCGATTTTAGATTAACATAACTTTCTGATTCTTTCAAGAGGAAATTTCATTTTTTCTGTCATTTCGTTTTCACCTGTTTCAACTTTGCCCTAAGGAAACGTTGATGGAATTACCGTTTCTTTAGAAGTGCCTGCGGATACGCATGGATTTGCAAGGGAATATTCCTGGCACAAATCCGACGCGAGAAACACTTTCATCCGCGTTTTCCTAAATATGCACTTCAGCTAACCGTTTCAGATATTCCTCCATCTTATCGTCGATCGTAGCCCCCTCTTTCTGGAACTTTACTTTCACAACATAATCGCCGATCCGATGCACATATAGATTTTTTGTCTGCTTCGCAAAAGAGGCCAGTTTCTTTTCTATCGGCTGCCTTGTATCAATTTCAATATCCCGAAGATCGGTCAGCGTATCAATGTCCACTGTCCTGATGTCCACGGATGCCATGGCATCCAATTCTTCCCTTGTCAAACCAAGCATTTTCTTTCCCCTTTTCTGTACAATCTGTCTTATTCTATTCGCTGAACGGATTGTCCTATGACACCCTGCTTTTTTTAATGTCCCCATCCTATTTTGGGGGCAGATTTTCACCGCCCCGATACATCTTCAATCTTCCAAGCTCCCAAAATAATCCTTATCTTTATGCTCCCGGATAAATGCTCCCACATCCTCCATCCGCTCTGTCACTGGCATATCCGGGAGTGCGGACAAAATCTCCTTCCGGTAACGCACCGCTGCCCGACTGTCTAGGATAGAAAACACACAGGTATCCGTTTCCCGCCGTATCCCCCGCCCGACCCACTGCCGCAACTTCATCAACATACTTGGCACAATCGTTTCCGACAGATAACGGTAAAAATCGTCATGTAGGGATTTCTCATACTCTGAAACCGGGTCAGGAGTCGGGAACGGAAGTTTTACAATAATGACAGAAGAAAGGATATCCCCTGCCAGATCAATCCCCTCCCCAGCACTGTCACTCGCAAACAGCACACCATTCCCACTTGCCCGGAACGCCTTGATTACCTCCAATCTTCCCTTTCCCATCCGAAAAAGTGGATAGTCTGTAATCCGGTCAAGAAGTTTCTGGTAAACCATCCCCATCATCCGATAGGAAGTAAACAAGATCAAGGTATGCCCATATGTCTGCTGAACCAATGCCTCCACTTTCCCACAGACGGCATTCAAATAATCCAGGCTTCTCACATCCGGAAATGGCATATCCTCCGGCAAATACAATAACGCATGGTTTTGGTAGTCAAATGGCGATGTCTTGCTTGTTGTCCGAATTCGATCCCCCTTTAAAAAATCAATCCCTGTCCGGTGTATAAAATGGGAAAAATCACCTCCTACGGACAAGGTTGCGGATGTCAGTATGTAGGGGATTTCCTTACCCCATAAATCCTCATAAAGGATAAAGTCCAACTGTTTTGGCAAAGCGCAAAGCTGGCATTCCATCCCACCAACATATTCCAGCCAATAAATAAACTGCTCTGTATGGAGCAGTCCATCTAGCTTGTCCAATATTTTTCCCATCCTTGAAAAAAGCCGCCAAAATACAGAACCCTGTGCCTTTTCCAACCTGCCGGAGCATTGCCGCAGCACAACCCCCTGCTGGCTCGCCGCATAAAAAAATGCAGATAGCCCCTGTAGGGTTTCTATCAACCTTTCCAATCGTCCTGCACGCTCCCCGGTTAATACAATCCCTTTACCGGATGAAGGATGCCTTATCCCTTCCGTACTGCCATTTAAGGCTTCAAAAAATAAGGCATTCCACTGTAACATTTCTTCACACTGCAATAGAACCCGCTTTTTCCCCAAACACCTGCCCACGGCACGGCGGATGCTTACCGCCAGCCGCTCCAACTCCATATTGGTAAAACTTACCCCGTACATCTGCCGTGCAGCATCAAGAAGTTTATGCGCCTCATCAAAAACCAATACCCCATATTCAGGGAGTAAACGGTTTCGTCCACCTTTCTGGCTAAGAATATCTGCCAATACCATGTTATGGTTCACAATCTGGAAATCAATTTTTTTCCATCCAGATTCCTTCTGTAAAGCGCGATAACGGCATATATCAGCAACCGGACAGTTTGATTGGCATTGTTCCACCTGGATGCAGCCTTTCACATAGTCCGTCAGTGGCAGCCCGTCCAAATCGGCAGGGCAGACTCCGGCAAAAATGGCGGTCAAAAGTTCTATCAAATCCTGATCTTCCGCACAGTTATTATGTTGAAGTGACGCAAGATAAGTCCTTACCCGCAGAACGCAGGCATAATGCTTTTTCCCTTTCCGGATCGCAAAGGTAAGTGGGATCTCAATAATCCGGTGTTGTAGCAGGATATTTGAAAGCTGTGGGATGTACTCCTCTGTCAATGCCTTTTGCAGGGCAACCGTAGAAGTGGAAATCACAACGGGTTGTCTGTCTGCATAAAAAAGACGGTATACGATTGCTGCCACAAGGTATGCCAAGGTCTTTCCCGTTCCAACCTCCGCCTCACATAGCGCAATCTTTTTTTCTTCCATCGCCCCCAGCATGGCAAGGGAAAGAAGAAGCTGGTTTTCCCGTAGGACAAACCCATGCAGTGGCAGGATATCACAAAAAATATGGGTCAGAAAATTGTAAGCACTGACATCTATCCCATTTGTCTGTGGCTTTCCCACCCTCTGCATTTTCTCCATTGCCCTCCGGTAACCGCCCTCAGTTAATGGTGTTGCCCTCGAAAAAAGTTTTCTCGCTTTTCGCGTAGCCAGGTCAACCATACGGTAATCGTATTTTTTCCCCGTGAAATGTTCTAACAATACAAAGCCCTGTAAGGTCAGCACCACTTTTTCATCCGGTAAAAATAGCCCCGCTTCAAAAATCCTATGATTTATCTCTGCCATACAGTAATCAAACTTATCCAAAATTTTAGCCCCCTTTGTTTGCCTATCGGAGTGATACAAAAATACGGCAGAAAGCAAAACCTACGTTCTGCCGCATGGCTTCTATCGCTCCGATAGAAAAATAGGCTGTAATAAATTTCAGTTCTGTTATATAAAAGCCATCCAACAGGATACCTATAATCATTTTTGTATTTCCACTAATTTCCCGATGGAAAACTTTTACATAACTTTCCGAAACACCAGCCTTTTGTGAAAAAATAAGTGATAATCTTATTCTTTCGCAGTTATTACTCTATTTGAAGGTGTAACAGACGTTCCGTTGGTTCTCAAACAGGATTGCTCCTGTTTTTCGGACACCATAAAAGCCGCCCCCTGTTCTTTCTCAAACAGAGGTGATGCATTCTCCCTTTTTGGGGCTGCCTTTTTCAGGCAGAAGTATCATGATCTTGGACAGGGTTCATCGCAATCTGCCCCACCACAGGGCGTTACTGCCGCAAACGTTATCGCTCGGTGTATGAAACAGGGGATTCTGTCCTGGAAAGAGCAATCCTGCAATCGCTGAAATTACTTTTTGCCCGATTGATATTGTTCTCCAGTACAGAAAGCTCACTGCATACCGTCTTGGCGCGCTCCGGCACGTCGCTTCCGGTTTCCCGGTCTGTCACAAATGTATCTGTCACACCAATATGAAGTTGTCAATGTGCGGGTGAAGGAACTGTTCGAAAAAAAGCCCTTCACTTAATGTCGAAAAAACAAGGGGGTGACGAGTCATTCTAAAAAAATTTTTTTAATCGACTTGAATTTTAAAGCGAAGCAGTTCTTTTTTGTACAATGACTTTCATTTCCTTTACCTTTCTTTCAATCTATTACAAATGTAATGAAAACCGAAAAATTTCAAAAAAAGGTTGACTTTATAACAGCCTGCATATATAATTGTAGCAAGCTACAAATTAGGAGGTGATGAGGGTAGCAGATAAAAGCCGAGCCGATTATTTCAGGGAGCGCAGAAAGCAAAAAGAAACAAAAGCCTTTTACGTGGAAGTTGACAAAAAGAAGTTGGAAAACTTAGAAGGAAAACTTTCGAAAGAAAGAAAAACAAAAAAAGAATGGCTCAATGAAAAAATCGACGAAGAATTAAAGGAATGATAAAGGGCAGCTGCTAAGACGACCAATCCACACAGCTACCCCTATCCTGACACGACTCTCGGCATATAGCCAAAAGACGGTACGCAAATATTATAGCACTGTGTACCTCTGTTTGGCAACCCCAAAATGATAACAAGAGGTATTTTTTTATGCACAAAAACCATTTCACTGCTTTTTGTTTTACTACCTCGCCTGTAACCTTAGTTTGGCAAATGATCAGCCATACGACAAAAGGAGGCATTCAATATGGAGCAGAATGAATTATTAACGCAGAATCTTGAGGATATCAACCGCGCAATTGAAATCTCTTACGCTACGTTATCCACCATCAGCAGACAGCGGGACGATGAAACGATTTCATGGACGGTTGCTGGTGTTATGGAGCAGCTCGAAAAGATTAAGGAATATTCTTCCAATATTTATAAGATTCTTACCGAATCAGAAGATGATGACCAATAAAACAAAAAATCTCTGGATGGGTGTAAGATTTTTATCCCATCCAGACCGCTATTGATATTAGGAGGCACAAAAATGGCAAGGCCAAAAAAGCAGGGGCTTGATTCCTTCCCACTGGATGTAAACCTATTTTCGGGAAAAGAAATCCGAACCATCCAGGAATCTTACGGGGCAGACGGAATTTCCCTTTATTTATATCTTCTCTGCAAAATCTACAAAAATGGGTACTATCTGCAAATGGATACAGATCTCTTTCGCAACATATTTTTGGATTTAGGGATGGACCAGGAACAGGTTATGCAAGTATTGGGATTTTTCCTTGAAAAATCCCTGTTTGATCTGGAATTATTTCAATCATACAACATTTTAACTTCCCGTTCGATCCAGCTACAGTTCCAAAAAGCCGTGAAAGATCGTGCCAAAAAGAATACAATTTTAATCGAATGTTTTTGGCTCTTAGACGAAAGTGAAACAGAATCTTTTCTGAAAGTATGTTGTACTCCCCCGCATTATTCCGAGAATAATTCTGGGTTATTCCCTGGAAAAAACTCTTTTATTCCACGAGAAACTTCGAGTTATTCAGGGAATAATCTCCCTTATTCCGCGAAAAAAGCAGGTTATTCTTGGAACCATTCCGGTTTTTCGGATAAAAACCCAGAGAATTCAAAGAATAAAAACTTAAATAATATATCTAATACTCTCTCTAAGCGCGCTATAACGCGCGAAGAAAAACAGGAACTCGTCTTGGAGTTTGGTGAACAAATGACCGAAGAATACATCCGTCGGACATCAGCATACCATTGCTGCAATCTGGAAACGATCCGAAAATGGATCGCAGAAGACCAGAAAAAACATCGCCATAACAAAAATATGTTTACTTCATTTCCGCAACGCAATTATAGTAATGTAGAAATGAATCTTATTGAACAGCAGTTATTGAAAACCTTTAAATAAAATCCCCAGAAAATACCAAAATTCAAAATCTTATAAGAAAAGGTCGGTAACAGTAGTGATATGATCCCCCTTAAATAGACAAGGCAAATAACCAAAATCTATTTAAGGGGGATTTTTATGTCAAAGCCT